ACGAGCTACCGCAAGTTCATTACCGATGATATCGGCTACAGCTTGGCCAAAGCGATAGACAGTTACTTGTGGACGACTGCGCGCTTGTTGCGCGGTGGGTCACAGGACGCTGGCGTCGTGATCGCATCGGACGGCACGACCGTTTGGAATCCGGCTGCGAATACCAACGCGGGTAACGCGGCTAATCTCACGGATCAAGGTATCCGCAAGATGATTCAGACCTTGGACGACAACGATGTCCCGGGCACTGAGCGCTTTGTGGCGCTGCCCCCGGTTGAGAAGAACCGGTTGCTTGGTAACGGCCGGTTCTCGGAGCAAGCGTTCACGGGCGAAGCTGGCGCTTCAAACTCGATCCGCACGGGCCGCGTTGGGAATCTGTACGGCATGGACGTTTATGTCTCTGCTAACAGCCCCTCGGTTGCTGCGACGAACGGCACCACGTTTGTTCGAGGCGTTCTGATTGCTCACAAGGATTCAATGATCCTTATCAATCAGATTTTGCCCAGGGTGCAGTCACAATATAAAATTGAGTTCCTTAGCGACGTCCTTGTCGCTGACTGCGCCTTTGGCGGAGCAGTGGTCCGTACGGAGAACACTCCGTCCCTGGACCGCGGTATCCTGGCTTATACGCCGGTCTAGTTGATGTAGATGAATCCCCGGCCTAAACAGCCGGGGTATTCTTTCGAAGGTATTCCGCAGCTCGCAGAACGCCTTCTAAAGAGTCTCCTAGATGACCGATGCCGGCATTGCACTTAGTACATAGCCAGCCCCGGAAGATGTCAGCTTCGTGGCAATGATCTAAACACAGAACTTTCTGTGCCCAGTTAGGTTTCCCACAACACTCACAGAGATCTGGGCGTGGTCTGCTAGGAATAGGCATAGCCTTCCGTCGCCAGTGCGAGTTCCGCTGTGCTTCTTGCCCTGCGTCAGATTGGTTGTAATTGCGCTTGAATACTTTGCTGCATTCCACGCACATACCACCGCCAGACCAGCGCACGGTAAGCCCGTTCTCGTTTAAATGATTTCGGATGCAGGGGGTACCTTCGTATTTAGGGCCACCTAATTTCAGGCGAGAGAACTTCTCCTTTCGCTTAATGGCTACACAAGCCATACAGCTTCCATTGTCTTTCCGGCGTTCTGTAAAGCCGTCTGTGTTGATGTGACCGCGTTTGCAGGGCTTCCCTAGATAGTGAGTTTTAGTGTTCATAAAACCTAGCTTACACTGTCTAGTATAAGTTGTCAAGACGTATAGTAGAGATAAAGCACCTTGGCTAAAACTTATTTGCAAGTCGTTCAGAATGTGTTGCTCAATCTGAGAGAGTCGCCAATAACGGATCTCACGGCTACTTATTCGCAGCTTGTAGGCGAGTTTTGCAATCAAGCCAAAGAGAAAGTAGAGGCTGCTTGGCGGTGGAAAGGTTTGTCTACGTCGCTGACCTTCACGACAGTACTTAACCAAACTGCTTACACACTCGCCGCGGGCGCAACGCCCCCTGTCGCATCCACGTCGACCAACTTTCCGATAGACGAGCGTGGTGAAATCCTAGAAGACGAAGTAGGCAATCAAGGCGTCTTTGACGCGACCACTGCCGCCACAGGCGGATTGATTCGTTTATCCCGCGTCTCCAGGGAGCAAGAGCTAGCGCTTAACATATACTTGGCTAACCAATCGCCAGTACAACCGAACCGGTTTTCCTATTCTTACGAGAATGGGTCGCCGGTTTTTTCGTTAGTGGGGAACCCAGTTTCCGGCCGGTCGATGCTCCTTCGTATGAAGGTCCCACAACCGCAGTTCTCGGTAGGCACTGAAGCCTTCCTAACGCCTTGGCGGCCGATCGTCTCCTTCGCGACCTACCTAGCAATGGAGGAACGCGGCGAGGAATTGTCCGAGAAGTCCTCTCTCTACCTCGACAGACACAATCAAGAGCTTGAGCGAGCCATTGAAATGGATATGTCGGGTGAGCAAGGTTACATGCAGCTTAAGAACCTTGAGAACGGCGCCTCCGGCACCCTGACCTCTAACTCGTATTAATGGCAGACCAATTAGTCCCGATCCCGCTAGTCACGCCGGGATTTAAAGGGCTCAACAAGACACAAGCATCCGTACCGGACTTAGATCCGGGTTGGGCTATCGAGTGTCAAAACTTCATCTTCGACCAAAGTGGACGCCTCGCCTCCCGGCAAGGGTGGGCATCCCTCACCGCATCGCCGCTCGCTGGAACTCCCGCTATCGGGTCAATGGCCGAACTAGCTTTAGCCAACGGAACTACATTCGTAGTCTCGGCTGCTAATAACAAGCTCTACTCCGGTACTACGACGCTGACGGATATTACCGGGGCGTTGACGATTACTGGCAACGCGTGGCAGTGGGTGACCTTCAACGGCAAGATATATGGCGTACAAGCGGGGCACCCCTTGATATCGTGGGACGGCGTAGCCGCCTCCTTCGTAGTCAACCCAGTTACCGCAGGCACAGCCCCTACGGGCGGTACGTGCATCCTCGCCGCGTTCGGCCGGTTGTGGGTATTGAACGCAGACAACCAAACGATTCTCTATTGCGCGTTGCTCGATTCAACGACGTGGAACGGAGTAAGTGCCGGATCGCTCAATATGGCGACCGTGTGGACGCGAGGCATCGACCAAGTTATCGGGCTAGGTGCTGCAGGCTCCAAGCTCGTGATCTTCGGCACGAAGCAAATAGTTATCTACGCCGACTCTGCAGGGTCGGTGCTAGGCCTTAACCCCGTCAACATGTACGTGTATGACACGGTGGAAGGAACCGGCCTAGCGGCTCGAGACACGCTCCAGTCGACAGGGGAAGGGGATCTAACTTTCTTATCCCCTACGGGGGTCCAGTCGCTTCAACGCTTATTGTCGTCCGGCAAAGACAATCCAGTAGCTTCTCTAGATCCGCAGATACGGGACTACTTTAACGGGTACTTCGTCAACGAAGTTGCGTCAAATGTCCGCTCCGCATACTCCCCCGCAAATCGCTTCTACGTCATTCTGCTCCCTGTCGCAGGCCGTGCCTTTTGCTACGACACGCGCCACAGGTTGCAAGACGGGTCGATGCGAGTTACTGAGTGGCCTGCAGTTACGTGGACTGCGTTGGTAAACAGAAAGAACGGGGATGTGCTCGTTGGCGAGAAAGGGATAGTCGGGCAGTACTCCGGTTATCTAGACAACAATATCGCGTATACCGTCGTTTATAACTCCCCTAATTTAGCGTTGTCAGGCCAAGGGGATGCGAACTTTGAGAACAAGCAAAAGATTCTCAAGCGCATCAAAGCAGTTCTCTACTACAGCGGCAATTCTACCGTCACCTTCACGTGGGGCGTTGACTTCAAAGGGCTGCTCGCCTCTCAACAAATAGCCCTAATGGGCGCGTTGTCCGAGTTCGGCATCGCGCAATACAACATCAACGAATTCGGTGGTGGTGCTGGCTTGCAGATTGTTGGCTTCCCTCTAACTAACTCCGGGCGGTGGCTGCAATTCGGCTTCACCGCACCCATCTCCGGGTCGCAAATAGCGATCCAACAGATTGACGCTTTCGTGAAAATCGGCGTGACCGTATGAGCAATTACACAATAACGACCAACTTTGCGTCAAAGGACACGTTGATATCTGGTAATCCGCTGAAGCTCATTAAGGGCGCGGACTTTACTACAGAATTTACCAACATCGCGACGGCGATTACTTCCAAGCAAGACAGCATCCAGCAAACGGCGGCTGAAATCACTGCGGGTGTCACGCCTACCAATTTGATTTATCCCCCGGGCAACATCCTACGCTACGGCACCAACACGACGCCCGGCACCACAGATATGACGACGGCGATTACCAAGGCAATCGCCGTTGCGATGGCGGGCGGCGGCGCCGTCATTGCGCCGCCAGGTATCTATCTCTATACCGCGCAGATCACCACTGCATTCCCTGCCGCGACTACCGACATTTCCATTCTCGGCGCAGGAGCGAATGCGACCGAGTTTCGGTGCAGCGCCGCATCTGGCGGTTTAGCTTTCACGTGGAACACGGAACTTAACACCGTCCATATCCGAGACATCGCCTTTACGACCAGTGTCGCCAATGGCGGCAACGCACTCGCCTTTAACTTTAATTCTTTCGCCTCGACCATCACTTTAAGTGATGTACAGAATTGCGTCTTTCGCGGAAGCGATGGCTATAACGTCGCCTTCTACTGGACCAATTGCATTGTTCAAAACGATACGAGCGCATTGAACATTGATAATTGCACATTCTTCGGCAAAGGCACGTTTGCCGCCGGAGGGACTGGCTGTAGTGGTACAGGCGTCCTGCTGGAAGGAATCAATTCCAGTAATTTTGCGGTCCTCACCAATGTGACGCGATGCAACTTCATGTTCCTGCACATCGGGATCAACTACGGTGGAGCGCCAGGCTTCTATCAAGGCTTGGCCGTTGTCGCCACGAATTTCACCGTATGCGATTACGGTATTTTTCAAGCTGCCGGGAACGTCTCGGACGCGGAATTGAGCGTTACCGCCTCGCAGTTTGCGTGCAATTTCGACATCTACTTATTGTCCGGCATCGTCGGCACTACTATTACCGGCAATTATTTTATATCGCAGTTTACCGGCGATGTCGCGATCTTAATCGCGGGCGAGTACGACTTCACCATCACCGGCAATTACTTCCAGGCGTTGTCGACCGCGGCCAATGTCAGGGCGATCGAGATCGACACCGTGGCCTTGACGTTCGCCGCCGCTCCGACCGCGGGGGCCACCAGTGGCGCGTACTCTGCTCCCCTCGTGTATGGGCCCGGGCAGGCATTTAGCATCGTGACCTCCACGGGTCAATCGCTTCGGGCCTTCTTCACCGGTTTGGGTAACGCCAACTTGAGCTGGTTTCCTGCAATTACCGGCAGCCCGACAACCGCCGCGACCCTCACGGGCGGGGTGGGGGTTGTTCAAGGTAACGTGATCGATAACTATTCGGTTGGCATCAACTTAAACCCGAATACCTCCGGCGTATTGGTCACTGCCAATGTATTCAACACGCCTGGGGCAGTGTTGATTAACAATCAAGGGCCAGCGGCCGTGGCACAGTTCTTGGTGCCGAACGTCGTCACCAACAATCCGGGTTTCTTGACCCGCAATACGGGTGTGACTGGGGCAATCGCAACCGGCACAACAGTCGCACACGGACTCGCGGTGACACCGACGGTAGTAGGAGTTTGGGCGCAAGACGGCACGCCGACTCAGGTATTTCCAAATGCCATCGGACCCACCTTCTTCACCGTCAATTATACGGGGGGTGGAACTCACGCCTTTGCTTGGCAAGCCTCCATAGCTAATGTCTAACTACACCGTTGTAACGAACTTCGCCGCAAAGGATGGGCTTGCTTCCGGCAACCCCGCCAAACTGGTATTGGGCGTACAGTTCACTACCGAATTCAGCAATATAGCCACTGCGATAGCTACTAAGTTTGACGGGGTTGT